ACGCCCGACCGCCTATGGGACTTCATTGGGTCAAGCGGATTGCCGATCCGTAGAAGCAAGCCCACGGACTGGACCGAGATTGGAAAGATTCAAATGCCACCTGATATGGCGATGCTGGAAGGTCTTGGTATCGGGTACATGGAAAAGGATGATTGCACACAAGAGATTGTTATCAATCATTCCGTGCCGGATGGTTTTGTAAAGTCACAACGCTATTCCGTTGGGTTTACATTCTGGGAGACAAATAGACTTCCTAATTATTGGGTTGATCTATGCAATGACATGGATGAGATTTGGACATGCAGTACTGCTATGCAAAAGGTGTTTATTGAGTCGGGGGTTCATCGGCCAGTTCATGAGTTTAAGCTTGGGGTTGACCCAAATATTTATTCTCCAAAGCTAAGAACACCACATTCAACATTTACATTCTTGTCTATGGGTTCACCTTCCAGCCGGAAGAACTCTCAAATGGCTATTGATGCTTTTTTAAGATTGTACGAGGGCAACGATAACTACCGTTTAATTTATAAGTCCAATGGGGAACCGGATGGGAGAATCTTTAGAGGTAGAGAGATGCATTCTCTTCGCCATCCCCAGATTGAGGTTATTGATGATGAAGTTTCACATGAAAGACTGGGAGAGATTTATGACATGGCTGATTGCCTCATTTATCCGACTAGTGGAGAAGGTTGGGGAAATATACCATTCCAAGCAATTGCTAAAGGCATCCCAACCATTTGTACAAATGTATTAGCCTGTACTGAGTTCGCAGATATGTCAGTACCTCTTGATTTTAACTGGAGTACATGGAGAATGTCTGGAAGATACGAGAACTGTGGACTATGGGCAGAGCCAATCTTTGACGATTTGTGTGACAAAATGATTCATGTTGCTAACAACTATGAACAGATTGCACAACATACATACAATAGTGCGTTATATATAAATGAGAACATGACTTGGGAGAGAGTATCTCAACCGTATATTAAAAGAGCATGGGAAATACTAGAGGAAGTAAAATGAAGATACACTATTTAAGTTGTCATTCAATATTAGAATATGATGAAGTACAGCTGCTAACAGATTTGGGTCATGAGGTATTCTCTAATGGAGCATACATTGATCCGGCGGGGCATATCAGTCATCCAAGACCAGCAATTAAGAATGCGGTTATGTATCATGAGTATGTACCTTTTGCAACCAACTTCCCCAAGACAAAATTGCCGAGTGAACTTATTGACCCATTTGATGTCATTATAGTAATGCACTCTCCTAATGTTATTATTGAAAACTGGAACCGGATTAAACATAAGAATGTAATTTGGAGAACAATAGGTCAATCTACCGAAGCAGTAGAAGCAGCTTTGAAGCCAATGCGTGATGAAGGCTTAAAGATTATTAGATATTCTCCAAACGAAAGAAGGATTTCTAATTACATTGGAGAAGATACGCTCATTCGTTTTTATAAAGACGAAGATGAGTTGTCGGGTTGGACTGGTGATGGTCGTAATGTCGTTAATTTTGCTCAGTCCTTAAAAGGTAGAAGAGATCATTGCCATTACAATGAAGTTATGGCTGTTATTGAGAAATTTGATGGGATAATCTATGGTCCTGGCAATGATGACTTAGGAAAATATAACGGCGGTGCTATACCGTATGAAGCTCAGATAAAGAGAATGCAAGAGGCAAGAGTTATGCCATATGGTGGAACTGCTCCTGCATCATATACACTGTCGTTTATTGAAGCATTAATGATGGGATTGCCAATTGTCGCAATCAGTAACCAAATGGCAAATATTATATATAATTTTGATTTCTATGAAGTGGAAGATATTCTTAATGATTTTGGTGGAATCGTATGTGGAAGCATTGAGGAAATGATTTCGCAAACACAAGAGTTGATTGACAACGATGCATACGCAAAACAGATTAGTGAAAAGCAAAGAGCTTACGCTATTGATGTATTTGGTAAAAAGAAAATAATTAAACAATGGAAGGAATTTTTAGATGCAATATAAAGAAGACAGAATTAAAACACCTTGGGGTGTGGAAGTAACTATATTTATAAGAGAGGGAACTAATGACTGGAATACTTTGTATTCCTGCATTGCCGAAGATGAATATAAGATTGGCGAATTACAGGTTGACCCTGGAAAGTCTACAGCCGTAGACATTGGCGCACATGCTGGAGGTTGTTCACTTGCAATGCTTAGTCGTGGATTTAAAGTAATTGCAGTTGAACCATTGCCGGAGAACGCAGAACTTATCATGAAGAATGTTGAAGCAAATGGATGGGAAAACAATTTCACTCTTCACCATAAAGCTATTAATGAAGTATCAGGTAATGAGATTGCATTGAGGTATGGGAATGAAGATACAGAATCAGGTGCTCATCATCGCTTTATTGGAAACACTATTGATTCTTCAGAATGGCAAGAAGACCTCTGGACACAAGGCCGCGAAATTAAAGTAAGCACAATTAGTCTTGATGATGTTCTTGAAGTTATTGAGAATGTAGATATTCTTAAGATTGATTGCGAAGGCGCTGAGTGGAGTGCTTTTAAAGGAGCATCTCCTGAGGCATTGGATAAGATTAATAGCATTGTTGCAGAACTTCATGCTTTGCCAACAACCAAGGATATGTATAAAGAATTTAATACTCTTATTGGCAATAAGTTTAAAGATGTAACAAGCAAGCGTTTTGCAGATGTACAAAATTATGAAACTATTGGTTTAGCATATTTTGAAAAACAATGAATATCTTAACTGATTTTCATCACAACTCTCTTTTGCGTTCATTGGTGATGCTTTTTGAGGAGAGGCTAGGAATGAATGTATATAGACCAATCGGGCTTGAATGGTTCTATGAAGGCTACTGGGCTATCAATGACCAATTAGATACTGCTAAGCAATTTCTTGATGTTGAAACTCAAGTATTAGCAGACAACACTCCTCCTCTTAATGTTGTTAAAGAGCATTCAGATGGCGTGTATAGCGTGTATGACCCCGGCAATATAACAACACATAATGGAATAACATTAGAAGCTTTTAAGAGCCGGAAATTTGATTTCATTATTGCTTCAATACCAACGCATATTCCTTTATTTCAAGAGTTAATTAACAAGTTTCAACCAGACGCTAAGTTAATTATACAGATTGGAAATAATTGGGATCCTAACATATTTAGAGGTCTTAATGTCTTGGGATCTGTTAAGCCGGGTAATATACAAGATGCTAATGTCATCTATTATCATCAAGAGTTTGACACCGATGTATTCAAACCAAAAGCACGTAAAAAAACTAATGTAATTAGCAGTTATGTAAATCTATTGCAAGATTTGCCGGTTGGATGGAAAGACTTCACTGATCTTGAGAATTCTGTATCAGAAATTAAATTTAATAGTTATGGTGGTCAATGTCGTGACGGTAACATGACAGGTGCTGTTGATTTAGCAAATTCAATGATTAGTGATGATTTTGTCTTCCATGTTAAAGACCATGGTGATGGTTATGGTCATATAATATACAATGCGTATGCGTGTGGAAGACCAACAATAATAAGAAGTTCTAAATATAATAATCAGTTAGCTCAAGAATTATTTAATGACAAAAGCTGCATTGACTTAGATCAGTATTCAATTGATGATGCAATAAAGAAAATAAAAGAAGTTTGTTTTAATAGAGATGCATTGGATGAAATGTCTGTTAATGCGTATGAAACATTTAAACATTGTGTTGATTTTAAACACGATGCGGAAAGAATTTATAACTGGATGGGAACTCTGTAGCGCCCATGTGTTATGATGATAAAACTATAAAAGAAAGAAAAGTATATGCTAATTGTAGATAAGCGTAAAGGCGACCTCATGCCAATCCATGAGGTTATTGAAACTCCAAGTGTTGGTCTTAACCGAGCATTAGGTGGTGGTTTAAACACTGGGGCAACACATTTGTTCTGGGGGAACCCATCTGTAGGTAAGTCAACAATTTGTTTTAGAATTCTAGCAGAGGCTCAATCAAGAGGTTTTAGACCAGTCATTGTAGACTCGGAGTATTCATTTAATGAAGAGTATGCTGCCAAGTGCGGGATTAATATTAATGACATCGTTGTGATTCAATCAACAGTTGTTGAAGATATTCTAAAGAACCTTCACCCCTACCTTAGCCATCAAGAAGAAAAACATATCTTCTTATTTGACTCTCTATCAAATATCATTAGACAAGAGGCATACGATAAGCCGGAAGGCAGCAAGGCTATTGGCTTACTAGCCCGCTCGCAAGGAGCTCTACTTCAGCAACTTGTTAACTATCTCCATAAAGAGAGAAATATAATGATCTTTATCGCTCACCAGACAATGGACTTAAGTGGAATGTATGCGGTTACTAAAGCAAAGATTGGTAACTCTGTATTTCACAACATGCATAATATCGTCAAGTTATTCCTATCGCAATCGTCTAAAGAGATGGAGCGTGATGATCGTAATATGATTACTTCCCAGAAGGTTGCTTGGACTATTGAGAAAACTAAACAGAGAGCAAGCATTGGGACAAGAGGGGAATACTATGTCCTTCCTCAGCAGGCTTCTATTGATAAGTATCGTGAAATGCTTGATATTGCTATTGAGATGGGCATTATTGAACGCCGGGGCGCTTGGTTCTTCTATCAGGAAGAAAAGTGGAATGGCATGGCTAAGATTGAACTAACCGAGAAGCAGATTGACGACATTAGTGCTAAAATATTAGAGTAATGAAAAAGCTATCAGTCATCGGATTTACAATTGTATCAGCAGCTTTTGGGCTATCTGTCGTTGTTTTCTTGGCTGCCGTAAAGGCTATTGAAGAAGCGCATAATCATGATTATTTCTGGGAGTAGAGATGTACGAATATAGAGTAAAAAAAGTTTTAAAGATTGTTGATGGAGATACCATTGATGTTGATCTTGATTTGGGGTTTGATATTTCATTCACTCAAAGAGTTAGACTGGCCGGTATTGATACGCCAGAATCTCGTACAACCGACAAGTATGAAAAAACTCTAGGTCTTGAAGTTAAGGATAAGTTGAAGGATGCTATTGGGGCTGCTAAAACTGTGGTTATTAGAACAGAGAAGCCTGATAGCACAGAGAAGTATGGTCGTATACTTGGCTGGATCTTTCTTGATGAAAATCCCGTATCAATTAATCAAACACTGATTGATGAAGGATTTGCTTGGTCTTACATGGGTGAAACCAAAATAAAAGATTTTAATGCGTTGCTCGCAAAGAGAAAAAAATAACTATAGAAAGTTCAAATGAAAAGAACAGAAAAAGAAGAGATTAAAAAAGACTCTGCTAAGGCTGTTAAGAATTCCGGTAGAGGTCTGAAGAAAGGTGATGCTGAGTTTCACAGTTTTCTTTTAGACTATAAGCATAATGGTTCTTCTTTCAGCCTAACTAGACTTAACTGGTTAAAGATGAGAAAAGACGCTTGGAAGTCTAATCACAAACATCCTTGTATCTCCGTTATTCTCGGAGAAGATTCCGATGTTAAAGTTGCCATTATTGAATGGGAAGTTTTTAAAGAGTTAATTAAAGATTCCGATTACGAATGAAAAGCGAAGAAAGAAAAAATCTTGAACAACGCTTTGGAATGGAAGTGGTAGTGCTATGCTGTCGTGAGTGGAAGACGCACTACGGGAATGGATATTTCGGTAAATGCGGAATATGCCATGAACAGCCAAAGCTAATGTCAGGAAAAATATGGGACAATTAAAGTATGGAAGTCTATTCGCCGGAGTCGGTGGATTTGATTTAGGATTTGACTCAGCGGGATGGGAATGCTCATTTCAAGTTGAATGGGATAAGCATTGCCAAAGTGTATTAAAAAGGCATTGGCCTAGTGTTCCCAAATTTGAAGATGTAAGAGATGTAAACGGTGCTGATTTACCGCCAGTGGATTTAATTTCATTTGGCTCACCGTGTCAGGACTTATCTGTAGCAGGTAAGCGTTCAGGTCTTGAAGGAGATCGTTCAGGTTTATACTTTGAAGGTATAAGAATAATAAAAGAAATGAGAGAAGCAACTAATGGAGAATTTCCTAAATGGGCAATCTGGGAAAATGTACCAGGTGCCCTCACAAGTAATAAGGGAGACGACTTCGCAGAAGTCCTCAACCAAATGGCTAACATCGGGGCATTGGCAATTGAATGGCACATCTTGGATGCACAATGGTTCGGAGTCGCACAACGCAGAAGAAGAATCTTTGTCCTCGCTTGCTGGGACTCTTCAGCCATTGACAGAAGTAGCGGAAAAATACTACCTGTCCCCGAAGACAGCAGGGGGGATATTAAGAAGGGCAGAAAGAAAAGGAAACAGTCTGCCAGAACTACTGAGAGTAGCACTACAGAAACTGTCTGGTACGGACAATCTGGACACGCAAAGTGGACAGAAGGCGGAGTAACTCTCGCTGCTAGTGACTACAAGCGCCCTGAGAGAAACTTTGTCCTTGAGCCATTCGTAAAGTCTAGAAGAGCACAAAATTCTACTGATGATGAATCATGGATTGATAATGCAGTAGCTCCAACGCTTAATGCATTTGATAATACTGGAGAGTCAAGAGCAACAGTTTTAGTTGTTGATGGTACAAGAGTTAATGATGTTCGTGTTTATGATGATGATATGGTTCCAACTTTAAAGCATCGTATGGGAACTGGCGGTGGACAAGTGCCTGTGCTTGCTTACGATGGTTATAATAATAAAATTACTGAAGATATCTATCGTACAATCCGAACAGGTGTTGATTCTGGTGATCATATTGCAATTCCAATTCAAGGAACAATTATTGGTCGGGCAGACACTTCCGGACCGCAAGGTAAAGGGTTTGGAGATATTGGTGATCCATCTTATACATTGGACACAATCTCTCAACACGGCGTTATGTCTCCAGAGCTTATACTTCGTAGATTAACGCCTGTTGAATGTGAAAGACTTATGGGATTCCCCGATGACCATACGGCAATTGATTACACTGGCAAGAAGATTGCCGATACAAACAGATATAAAATGTGCGGAAACGCAATTGCATCACCAGTAGCCGAGTGGATTGGTGTAGAATTAAAGAAACTAATAGAAAGTGTAGAAGTAAATGGCTGATATTTTTGTAAGCCCCGAACTGCTTGCCCAACACATGGGCGACAAAGCAGAAGAATTTATTGAGTGTATGAGGATTGTTCAAGATATTATTGACAATCCGGAGACTTATGTAGGAGCACAGGCTATTAAGTATGCTAATATATTAGCAGCGTATAGAACGATGATGATTGTAAAATCTCAAGCTTTTAAGAGAAAGTCATCAATCATGAGTGATAACGACAAATTCGTAAATGATATTTGGAAAACAATGTATGAGGCTCTTCAAGAGAATATTAATACATTAAAACTATCCGCAAAAGGAAATAATTGAAATCTTTAAATGCACTTCGCTTGCCTAAGCAAGAGAATCTAATTAAAAAAACAGGCGAAGAGTTAGTGGAGGAGTTAAATAAGTCTATTGATGACTATTTGGCTACCAGAAACACTCCGGAGCAGAAGAAAGTAGGTGGATTCCATCCTAGTTATACTAATCAGTGTGCTAGATATTGGTATTATCTATTTGAAGGAACAGAAATGACACCTTCATTTAAGTCACAGACTTATCGTATCTTTGATAACGGTCATGCAGTCCATGAAAGGTTGTATAGCTATTTAAGAGGTATGGGGATCTTAGTAGCAGAAGAAATTCCAGTTACTCATGATTCTCCCCCAATTGAGGGAACTGCTGACGGAATTATTGACATCAATGGCCATAAACTTATTGAACTCAAATCAATTTCTAATGAGGGTTTTCACTATAGAAAACTCCATAACAAACCAAAAGATGATCACATTCGCCAAGCGCAAATCTATATGCGCTGCTTGGACTTGCCGAGTGGTTTTGTTATTTACGAGAATAAAAACAATCAAGAGATACTTCCTATATATATGGAGCGTGATGATGTCTTTATTGATAAATTGTTTAAAAAGTACACAGGGATTTATGAGGCTTTCTTAGCCAAAGAGATACCCACACAGCCTTATAAGCGTAGTTCTGCCAAGTGTGCATACTGCAATTAGGCTGATAAATGCTGGTCAGGAAATGTTTGAGGGTGAATTAAGGATATGCAGTAACGAACTATGCAAGAAAGAGTTCGTTGCTAAAGTCTATAACACCATTTATTGTTCAACGGATTGTCGCAAAGTTGTAACAAATAAAAAACTCTTAGAAAACTATTATAGGAAAAAAGAGAATAAGACTAAGAAAAGGGTATGTATAACTGATAACTGTACTACTATACTATCTTCTTATAATACAGAATATATCTGTGAGCAATGCAAGAACGAAAGATTCCTTCAACGATTAGTTGGATGGGGTTGGGATGAAGAGAAGCTTAGAAAAGAAGAGCGTTAACATATGCGCTATACTGTATAAGTGAGTATTAAGAGCATAGTTGCAAAACAGGCTTGGTCAAGGCTAATCGCCATCGATCCAGCATCTCATTCACTTGCTTGGGCAGTGATAGATACAGAGAAGAATGTCTTAGCAACTGGCAAGATAGATCTTAAGAAAGATAAGACAGAGCCTGAGAAGTTTGACAAGATAGCAAAAGAGTTAACTGTTGTTATCAAAACTTATAAGCCGGATGTTGCGGCCATTGAGCAGTCTGTTTATATTCAAAACTTTCAATCAAGTAGAATAATCTCATATGTAATTGGTTTCACCTGGGGGTTGCTCTACCAGAATGGTATCAGAACTAGAGACATTAATCCATTAAGTTGGAAGCCGGGGATTGGCTACAAGAATATGACTAG